TGGTTATGCCGACATCCAGACTATTGACCTGATGGCAGCAAAAAGACTGGCAGCAGGTTTCTGTCAGGCAAACATCCTCAAATATGGTTCTCGATATGGAGACAAGGATGGTCGTAATAAGCGTGACTTGATGAAAGTCATTCATTATGCTATGCTACTTCTTCACTTTGACGGGCATTATACTCGCAAAGATAATGGACTTACTGAATTCACCCGCTGATTATAATGAAACTCTCTGACAAAACTCTAACTCTTCTTAAGAACTTCTCTTCTATCAATCAGTCTATTCTGTTTAAAGAAGGAAATTCGCTACGCACTATTTCTGTCATGAAGAACATACTTGCAGAAGCAACAATTGAAGAAGAACTTCCTAAAGACTTTGGTATCTATGATCTTAACCAGTTTCTAAATGGACTCAATTTGCATCAAAATGCAGAACTCGACTTTGTAAATGATAACTATGTTGTTATTAAAGAAGGTCGGTCTCGTTCCAAATATTTCTTTGCAGACCCAAATGTAATCGTTACTCCTCCTGATAAGTCAATTTCTCTTCCTTCTGAAGATGTTTGTTTTGTTCTTGATACCAAAGAACTTGATAAACTTCTCAAAGCAGCTGCTGTATATCAACTTCCAGACCTTTCTGTTGTTGGTGAAGCGGGTGTAGTGAAACTGGTTGTTCGTGATAAAAAGAATGATACATCTAACGACTTCTCCATTGTTGTTGGTGAGACTGATGATGTATTCACCTTTAACTTTAAGGTAGAGAATATCAAGATTATTCCTGGTAATTATGAAGTAGTCATCTCACAAAAACTTCTTTCACGTTTTAAGAATACTGGGTTTAGTGTTACGTACTATATTGCGATGGAACCTGATAGCACTTTTGAGTGATTATAACATTACTTTATTATGAATATTTTTGTTACAAATGAATTTCCTGCAGAGAGTGCCATCGTACTTCCTGACAAACATATAGTAAAAATGCCTCTAGAGTGCTGCCAAATGCTTTCTATCGTGGCATCAGAGAAATGGGGTCACGGGTACGGAACCCTCTCCAAGACCGATGGAACCCCCTACAAGACCGATAAGGGAGCATTCCGCAATCACCCCTGCACCCAATGGGCATCAAAGACTATTGATAATGCCTACTGGTTAATCAAGTGGGGTATGAACTTGTGTGATGAATACACCTTACGGTATGGTAAGGTTCATTCGTGTTATAATACTCTTGTGGATGCATACTATCTTTTCCCTAAAGGTAAGTTGACTAATGTAACTCCATTTGTTCGTGCTATGCCTGAAGAATGGAAGCATGATGATACGATTGATACCTTTACTGCTTATAAAAGGTATATTGCATCTAAACCTTGGGTAAAGGATAATTATCTTCGCCTACCTCAAAGAAAACCCTCGTGGATTTAATTTATTATGACAAGTGAATTCCTTTTCTGTGAAAAGTACCGTCCTCAAGTAATTGATGATTGTATTCTTCCTGATGATACTAAAAAAACGTTTAAAGAGTTTGTAGAGAAGGGTGAGATTCCAAATCTACTCCTCTCTGGTCCTCCTGGTATTGGTAAAACAACCATTGCAAAAGCACTCTGTAATGAACTTGGTGCTGACTACTATATCATTAATGGATCCGATGAAGGACGTTTTCTGGATACTGTACGAAACCAAGCAAAGAACTTTGCGTCTACTGTATCTCTAACTGGTTCTTCTAAACATAAAGTCATTATTATTGACGAAGCAGATAATACTGGTAATGATGTTCAGATGCTTCTACGTGCAAATATTGAGTCATTTTACAATAACTGCCGATTTATCTTTACCTGCAACTACAAGAACAAGATTATTGAACCACTACATTCTCGTTGTGCTTGTATTGACTTCACTATTAAAGGAAAGCAAAAAGCACAACTCGCAGGAGCATTCTTCAAAAGACTTCAAACAATCTTGGATGTTGAGAAGGTTGAGTATGATCAAAAGGTTCTTGCAGAACTTGTATCCAAGCACTTTCCAGATTTCCGAAGAGTTCTAAATGAATGTCAACGTTATTCTACAAGTGGAAAAATTGATGCTGGTATTCTTGCCTCGTTCTCTGACGTATCTGTAAATGATCTCCTTAAATATCTCAAAGAGAAAAACTTTACGGAAGTTCGCAAATGGGTTGTTTCTAATCTTGATAATGACTCTTCTGTTATTCTTCGTAGGGTTTATGATGCCCTTTATGATGTTTTAGTACCTGCTTCTATTCCTTCTGCTGTTTTGATTATTGCTAAGTATCAATATCAGGGAAGTTTTGTTGCCGATCAAGAAATCAATCTTCTTGCTGCTCTTACTGAAATTATGTGTGAGGTTGAGTTTAAATGAACATTTTATCTCCCCATATTGATCTTCTTGTGGAAGAACAAAACGAATATATGGTAGAAAAAGTTTATTGGATTAAAGTGTTAGAACATTATAAAATTTCTAATACAATTGGATTAACTCATGGTGGATCCGTCTATGGGTTTGTTTTTAATGAAACTCAACCAAAAGAGAATCAACTTGCTTCAGATTTTCAAGAAGTAGTTTATATTGGGGAATCGATAGGATGGTATTATGACAAGAAAAATGGAGAAAAAAAATTACCCAGAAAAACATCATATTTGAATAAAAGAATCATTCATCATCGTGATCGTTTTAATGGAACTGCTAAAGTTTCTTCAGATGAAACGGAGAAATATCAATTATTTGAAGATAAGTATGGTCTTGGTTTTGATGTTCTAAATGGAACATTCACAGGAAAACCTTTGTGGGTTGGATTTCTTCCAATTCCGATAAATTTTCCAGAATTAATGCATAAAAACTGGGTACGCACATATGAACGTTTGGAATTGAAAAGATATAAAAAAAAATTTAATAAAAAAACATTAATGAATTTGGATGAGGACTATAATAATAAAAATGAAGAATCTGCTTCATCAAAATATGAAATTCCAGACGTAACTTCATTCATGAAATAATATGAAATGATTATGGAGAAATTGAATGTCAATTAGTCAAAAGCAACTAAAAACCTGTTTAAGATATCCTGGAGGTAAGTCCCGTGCTTGCCCCAAAATGGACCCATACTTTCCAGATCTTCGTAATTATGATGAGTTTCGTGAACCATTTCTTGGTGGTGGTTCTGTAGCAATTCACATTACTAAAAAATATCCCAACCTGAATATTTGGGTGAATGATCTTTATGAACCTTTGGTAAATTTCTGGCAAGTTCTTCAAATGTTTGGAACAGATCTAAAAGATAATCTTGAAGGAATAAAATTAGCAAACAATAAACCAGAATTAGCAAGGGATCTATTTCTTTATTGTAAGGATAAATTGCACGAAGAAGGTCGTTCAAATCTTGATCGTGCTGTTGATTTTTATATTATCAATAAGTGTTCTTTCAGTGGACTCACGGAGAGTTCTTCTTTCTCTGCTCAAGCATCCAACGGCAACTTCTCAATGCGCGGAATTGAAAAGTTGCCTGAGTATTCTAAACTTATCTCCAAATGGCGTATAACTAATTATTCCTATGATTACCTGATGGATGGAAACAAAGGTGCTTTTATGTATCTCGATCCTCCTTATGACATTAAGGATAATCTCTATGGGAGAAAAGGATCAATGCACAAAGGATTTGATCACGATAAGTTTGCTTCTGATTGCGATTCTAATAATATGGATCAATTAGTAAGTTATAATTCAGATCAACTTGTGAAGGATAGGTTTAAGAACTGGAATACTGGTGAGTTTGATTTAACTTATACGATGCGTTCTGTTGGTGAATATATGCGAGATCAAAAACAACGTAAAGAACTCTTGCTTTTTAATTATAATAAAACCCCTAAAATCCAAGTTAATTTTGATGGATGTTATAATTACAATAGACTGAAAAGTGAGGGACTAGTTGATGACTTATGAATTAACAGATTGGTTAAATTCTATTAATTTCACTAAAGAAAATCTAATGAAAGAGGATGAAACCTCAAAGAAAGAGTATGTCCCTTATATTATTAACAAATGTTTATCTGCACATATTGATTGTATTTTATATGCAAATGAAATGAATCTTCATCATTCTTTAGATAAAGATATGCAATATTCATTTTATCTAAATAGTTTGAGGAAAAAGAAGAGATTTTCTCCCTGGCTCCGAAAAGATAAGGTCAAAGATTTAGAATGCATTAAACAATACTATGGTTATAGTAATGAGAAAGCATCTCAAGCACTTAAAATCCTAAATAAATCTCAAATTGACTTTATAAAAAAACGACTTGAAACTGGCGGAATGAAATGACTAACCAAACAATTGAACCACAAGTAAACTGGTCTCCTGATATGATGGTGGAGGTTACTTTAAATGAACCAGATGACTTTCTAAAGGTAAGAGAAACACTGACTCGTATCGGTGTTGCCTCAAGAAAGGAGAAAAAACTTTATCAGAGTGCTCATATTCTTCATAAGCAGGGTAGATATTATATCACTCACTTTAAAGAGTTGTTTGCTCTTGATGGTAAACATGCAAATCTGACTGTAAATGATGTCCAGAGGAGAAATCGTATCGTTCGTCTTCTTGCAGACTGGGGACTCATTACTGTTGTTGATGCAGATAAAGTATTAGATATTGCTCCTCTAAATCAAATCAAAGTTCTTCCATTTAAAGAAAAGGGAGAATGGATTTTAGAAACTAAATATAATATTGGGAAAAGAAGCAAGGTAGTAGAAACTGAATAATAAAGTAGGGAGTTCAACACTCCCTTTTTTTGTAAAAGTGTTATAATTAGTATTGGATGCCTTCGGGATCCATAAAACATAAACCTCGCTTTATAAGGAGTTACTATAATGACTAACCTTGCACGATATACGTCTGCGGATCTTCCTGCCCTAATGGATAGGATTACTCGCAATAGTATTGGAATGGACGAATATTTTGATCGTCTATTTAATCTTCATGAAACTACAAATAATTATCCACCTTACAATTTAATTCAAGTAAATAGTGTTGAATCTCATTTGGAGATCGCACTTGCAGGATTCAAAAAGGAGGAAGTAAATGTCTTCACAGAGTATGGAAAACTTTTTGTCGAGGGGCAAAAATCAGATACAGAATCGGATAGGACGTTTGTCCACAAGGGT